AAGGCAGAGCAAAATATTACCACTAATACAAATTTCATTCATTGTCTTTCTTATTAACTTTATGAAGTTGATCTTCTAAATCTGTTATTTTTTTATTAGCTTGATCTAAGTCTTGTTGTGAATGTTCAAGTTTCTGTAAGCATCTTTTGTTAGCAGAGTCCTTAGACTTACCAGCATCTTGTAGTTCAGCTACTTCTTGCTTTAAGATACGAACTTGTTCTTTATATTCGTTTATTAAATCTGTGTTGTCTGGCATTACTTCTTTTTAAAAGTAGAAACACCCTTGATCCCTAGAATTGTAGAAAATGACCCAACTACAAGAGCTTGGTAGAACATAGGTAGGTTTGCAAACTTATTAAAAAATATATCTATCTTTTGTTGTATATCTGGGTCATCGCTAAAAACTGACCAGGCCAAAAGCAAGAGAGGGATGCTAATTAATATAAGACAGAATTCGTCTTTCCAATCCCCTTTATGACTTTCAATAACTGCTCTTTTAAATTCAACTTCACCAGTAGCCATACGTTCAGCTAATTTTAATTCAGCAACAGACTCTAGCTCTTTTGTTTTTCTTCTGTTTGCTGCAATACTCATTCCAGTTTTAATCATGCCTGGAACTAACTTAGATGCTAGACTTAACCACATTAGACCTCCTTTGCTGCTCTCATTTTACCAGCAAGCTTACCAGCTCTAGCTGGGGTTTGTTTTGCCCATAAACTGTCAAGCATTTGGAAACTAGCTTCACCATAATCTTTAGTGTCTAGTGCTTTCCACATATTCTTAAATTTAGATACGCCACCCTCACCTATTTGGTACACCATGTTAATAATAACTTCTTTAGCTGTATTATTAATTGGTCTATCACCTATAAGTCTTTCAGCAGCTTCTAGTGTTCTTTGAAAATCAGACTCAAATACTTTTTCACCCTCATCTTTAGTATATTCAATACCATGTTCATAATCATCATCAGGTGTAATTTTGTGTCCATAAAAAATAGTATCAAAACCCTCTGAGCATTGGTAAATCTTATTTACATAACCCTCACAAAGTTTAATTTCTTCTTTTACTTCTTCGTACATCAGTTTTCCTTTTTAGATTTGTTGTGAATACAATTCGGTAGTACCAAACCTTTGAATAAACTTTTCTGCAAAAACACTCTATTGCTAAGATTATTTTCTCTAATACTTTCATATTCTACTCCTAACACCGGCAACCCTCACAGTTACAAAGTTCCTGGTCGAATTTATTTATGTGTAAATCGTCTTGGCAATGACAACTACAATGGCAAGATTTACATTTTTTTTTTCTTTTTTTAGGTTTTGGAAATATTATTTTATCTAAGTGATCCGCAAAAGAATCTAAATAACCAAATAATTTATAAATAATTTTATCTAACATTTTATTCTAAAATAAGTTTTTTAATTGAATAAGAACCATCAATGTTTTTCTCTAGCTCTGCTTTTGATTTAATACATCTGTATTCAACATTAGTTCCAGTATTGCTACGATTTGCTTTTCTCTTACCAGCTAGGCAAGTGCTTAAATCTGGTTGTAATCTTGCTTCATTAATTTCATTATTAACTAGCATTAATAAAGCTATAACTATCTGCTCCATTAATGACCTCCATTGGCTCTAACTTTGTCTTTTATAATTTCTAATTGATGTTTAATTTTTTCAATATCACTCATAGCGTATTTAATATTTACGTTATTGTTTCTCATAAGCTCCATTTCTTTTTGCACAGACTCTAGTTGGGAAGCTATATGTTCTAGCAACATAAATTGCTCTTGATCAGTAGGTAATTGTTCTGATTTTTTAAGTAGATCAGCTTGAAATAATTCTCTACTTGTTTCAAGTGAGCCAATCCTATTTTCTAATTCAAAAAAACTTACTGTTGCTAAAATTGCACCAGCTACAATAGCTATTAAATTTTTTGCTGGAAGATTAATTCCTGTTTCAGAAGATAGTTTTAAATTTTTCATAATTTGTTACCATGATCTACCATTACAATTTTAATGCCTAGTTTCTTTTGCTTAGCAGATGGTGTACGCCAAATTTTTCTGCGGTACGATTTTACGTTCTTGCGATATGTATTAGTTTTAATGTCAAGCAATTTGACTTTGCCATCAGGCGAAACTGCAACTAAATCAAATGGACATTGTGGATCACAAGCTTTGGCCACCCAATAACCTTGTTTAGTTAAATTAACTATTTCTTGGTACTCACCAATTGTGCCTTTGATATTTGTTGTTAGCTTAGTAGATTTACTATTAGGCTTATCAAGGAACTTAGGCTTACTAGACCTACTGCCCATAAAAGTTTATAAACATTGTCCACCTTAATATCTAAGTGAGCTAAATGATTATCCTTTATTACTGAAATCTTGTTGTGTATGAGTTTAATTTCACCTTGTAATTTTATAATCTGTTCTGAATTTTTTTGTGATTGATTAGGCATTATTCTACTTCTTCTGTGCCAATAGTTAAAGCTCTTATCAAACTTACAGCTTTGTTTTTATTTTTCCAATTTTCAGCTAAATTAATAAAAGCATTAATACCATCTTTACTTACTAAAGCCTCTGCAATTTCTTGTGATGATTTACTATATGCTCTTTCGCCAAACCATTTTTTAATACCAGTTAATGCAAAACCCTCTATGACATCCAATGGTGTTTTACTTAATTGTTCTTTAGCACCTATGTTTGTAGCAGTTGTAGAACCTACTTTACCACCAGCTCCACTAGCTTTTAAAACATTAGCAAAAGAAGTTACTGCATTTTTAACATCAGATTTTTTAACATTTTTATTTGTTGTCAAAGCTAACTGATACATAACCTCAGTAAAGTTTTCTTTGTTTCTAGGTGTTTTTAAAATTGCGTTATAAAAATTGTTACCAGTATTTAAACCTCTGTTCATATTATCAATAGCAGCTTTGTTAAAAGCATTGTTAAAGAAATCACTTGCTATATTTTCCCAAGCACCCTCAACACCACTTTTATTAACTGCTTTTGCTAATTTTTCTATATCAGCTGATCTAACATTTGGTGATGTAATATATTTATAAATATTTGCATTTGTTTTAGAACTTTCAATCCATCTACCTTTTTTAAGATCGTTAAACAGTTCTGTTACTGAACCTTTACTTAATGGTTTTTCAAAAGTTTCAGAAAATACTCTGTATTTTTTATTAGCACTAACCCAATCATCATTGGTAACTAATAATTTTTTAATTACATCTTTAGCTTCTTCGTAACTTTTAGCAGCTGTAAAGTTTTCACCTTTTGCAGATTGTATTCCACCATCCCTTAAATCTTGGTAAATTTTATTTATTACAGATCCTTTACCATCTGATTTACCAATAGCATTTGCTTGTCTTGTTAAATACTTAGCAATATCATCAGGTGCATTTTCAGCAACTTTTAATAATTCTATTTTAATATTATCTACAGATTGTGAGTCAAAGAAACTTTTATTAAATTTTTCTCCACCAGATTTAAGCCACATTTTTGATCTTTGTTGATCTAGTTGTAAAGCTACTTTTTTAATTTGTTCATTAATACTACTACTTGTAATCATACCAGAGTCAGGCAACAAACCATTTGCTTTGCCCCAGTTAGTAATATAATTTTTTAATTGTTGTGGTCTGTTTTTCCAATGAGAATCTAATACTTTATTACCTATAAGGTTTGCATTTGTAGAACCCTCTAATTTTAATATAGATGCAGATTCTGTTGCTTCACCAGTAGTAATATCAAGACCATATTTTTTTGCGTCTTTTTGTATTTTTTTTGCATTGTTAATTGTTTTTTGGTCTGGCAAAACATTCTCAATTACGCCAGCTAGATTACCTTTTTTAAGTGCAAGTAAATCTAATATAACATTACTAGCAACTCCAACACCAGTACCCATACCCTCACTTTGTAAAGTTTGTGTAGCAGTTTCATCTATTAAGCCACTTGCACCACCAGTACCCATTAAAACAGTTTTAGCTTTTGGTGTTTTAGCTAATAATCCATAAGGCATATATTCAGCAGCAGTACCAGCATATTGACCAACAGTTGTTTTTGCTTCATAATTTGCAGCATCACCTAAAAAATTATCGTTGATATATTTACCTGGTCTAAACTCAGCTATATTTACTGGTAATTTACTTTTTTCAATAATATCATTTTGATCTGCTTCTGACATACCAGATGCAGTAGCCATTTTTTTAAAGACAATATCTTTACCAGTATCAACAGCATCTAAAAGCATAAAAGGTAAATCTAATATTTGTACCGCACTACCAACAAATTTATTTGATGCAGTTAAAAGTGGATCTAAAGATTGCTCAATAATAGATATATCTTGGTTTTCTACTTTTTCTGTATCTATAGTTTTATCATCTGTTGGTAAAAGTTTTTCTACTTCTTTTTCAACGTCAATAGTTTTATAATAATTACTTAAAAAATCTGACATTATAAACTACCTCCAGTTTTACCAGCTATATATTTTTGTAAAATTTCTTCCCAGTTTTGATTAGGGAACTGTATGTTCATTAATTGTATTGCTTGTTCTGGTTTGTAATTATAATCAACTTTATAAGAAATAAATAATTCATTTAAGTATTCACCACTTGGTTTTATTTTATTTTTTAGATATTTACCAAAACCCTCAGAATAAACTTTTTCACCTTTATCATTTATTTTATAAACTGTACCACCTGACTCTTTAAATGCTTTAGCTTTTTCTAGTAGCTCTGTTTGTATTCTAATTTGATTTTTCATCTTAGCTTTGTAGGTAGTTTGTGTATCTTTAGAACTAGGTATAGATGCTTCTAACCATGCAATCTCTTTTTCACCAGCAGCAACACCAGTAATTTCTTTTCTATATTGGTTAAAGTATTGTAGGTTATTTTGATCCCATGTACTGTAGCTTCTTAAATATGCAGCATCATCTTGATTTAATGGTATATTGGCTTTATCAAGTAATAAAAGTTTTTGATACCTAATTTTACCACCAACAGTTAAAAACTCATCTTTAAACATAGCTTGAGTAGCTTGTAACTGACCTAAAAGTTTATCTGCACCTTGCAGTTCT